AGGACTATGATTGTAGTACATAAACAGTTTTTGGCCGATCAGTGGAGGGAGAGAATTCAACAGTTTTGTCCAGGTGCCACCATAGGTATTGTACAACAAGATAAGAAGGAGGTTGAATGTGATTTTATCATTGCTATGCTTCAATCACTTTCCCTAAAAGAATATTCATTTACAGATTTTGAGAGTGTAGGAACCCTCATAGTAGATGAGGCACATCATATTTGTGCCAAGGTTTTCAGTCAGTCACTCTTCAAAATGTGCCCCAAACACATCTTTGGACTCTCGGCGACACCTGAGAGGAAAGATGGACTCACTAAAGTTTTACATTGGTTTATGGGTCCCACTTTCTTCGCAGTAGAACGCAAAAATCAGGAACAAGTTGAGGTTTTCCCAGTTATATACGATTCCCCAAACTATAAGAATCCACCCCCATCCATGAGGAACGGTAAAATCTCAATGCCAAACATGATAACAGAACTTGTGGAAGATCGCCGACGTAACCAAATGCTCGTAGAACTTGTTAAAAAGGCATCGGCAGGTACGAGACAGTTACTTGTTTTGAGTGATAGACGTTTTCATTGTGAGTTCCTTCATCAATGCTTTCCCAAAACATCTGGATTGTACATGGGTGGTATGAAGGAGACGCAACTTCAAGAATCTTCAAAGAAGAAGATCATTTTCGCAACGTTCAGTCAAGCGCATGAAGGCTTAGATATCCCCACCCTAGACACAGTTATTTTAGCTTCACCCAAATCCGATATTACCCAAAGTATTGGGCGTATTATGAGAGAAACAAAAGGTAAAAAGAACGATCCACACATTTACGATGTCCATGATCCTTGGTCTATCTTTACAGCAATGTATTACAAGAGACTCAAGGTGTATAGACAAGGTGGGTTCAATATACGTGGCAAGCATTCGGAGGAGCCCAAGAGTGAGTTTACTCAGGGAAAGTGTCTGTTTTTATAATCTGACTAATTAATAAATGTCGGGTGCATTAATACAACTCGTTTCTAAGGGAGTGCAGGATGCCTACATCATAAGTGACGAAGGACATTCTTTTTTTCGTACGAAGTTTACACGTCATACGAATTTTTCTCAAGCTCCCAAATACATTAAGACTGTCACTACCACAGATACGTCAATTACGATACCCGTTCTTGGTGATATCATAAACGGTATTTGGTTAGAGTCGGCCACTAGAAATGCTAATATAGCTTCAAATCTTTTCTACAACTCTACAATTTCTCTTTTTATTGGTGGACAAAAAATAGATTCCCAACACTATGACTATTTCTCTGATATATGGACGAATTATCTGGCTGATACATACACAAAGGGACAGGAATTAAACAACAAAACATCTACCTCGTGTCATACCTTCCTCCCCCTCCACTTCTTTTTCTGTGACCATAAAGCGTTTTTACCTCTCATAGCCCTACAGCATCACCAAGTTGAGATAAAGATAGATTTTGACGAAACGAATATAGCTGGTCTAGATGTGACCGAGAAATCAGCAAAGGTGTATGGTAATTATATTTACTTGGATAAGGATGAAAGAGAAACTTTCACGAAGAGACAAATGGATTTTATAGTAACCCAAGTCCAAGGATTTAAGACCGAATTACTCACTGTTACGAATAACAACACTGATGTGGGTGGTCACAACCGTATTGACCTTTCCAACTTTAATCACCCAGTGAAATCATTATTTTGGGGATTCAATGCTTCTAATGAAAATTTTGCGGATGACCGTTTTACATTTCTCGAAGCCGATTTACAAATCAATGGTACACATCTACTTGAAAAGATGACCCCAGTCTACTTTCACACTGTTCAAAATTATTACAAATCTTCTTATGGACACTCCGACTTTATTCCAGAAACTGAAGTACTTTTCAACACCAGATATTTCGCGTACCACTTTTGCCTAAATGCTTCTGAGTATAACCCCTCAGGAACCCTAAACTTTAGTCGCATAGATAATGCTGTACTGTCTCTTAATGGTGTAGAAAAGGGAGTCCTTAGACCAGATGGACAAGAACTTTTCGTGTACGCAGTAAACTATAATGTGTTAAGAATTCGTAATGGACTTGCTGGAATTTTATTCGGTAACTAATGTATAGATGGGCAGAACAGTACGTTTCGATCAGATTTTCGTCACGAGTCTAGACGCTGCACCACGAGAGACTGACGTTCTAAGTGGTCTCGCCAGTATTGATGCTGGTGAAATTACAGCAGATCAGATTGAAGTTGCCAATCTTACTATTACCAATAAGGTTACTGCGAATGTAGAAAGTACAGAGTTCACAGGTCTTACCAATGTGTTCCGTTTTACGGCGACACAGGTTGGCATTGGCACTGATAACCCAATTAACGAGTTTCAATTGGGTTCAGATAGTGTGATTATGAATAGGGAACTACAGGATTTGGTTACCATTCAGGGTAATACAGTTTCAACGAACTTGTTTGCGACTAGTACTCTCAAGACGACAAATGATAAATTTTTTGCGGATGCTAATGCTTCAAATGTTTTGAAGATCACTGGTAATACGTTTTCTACAAATGCGGCTATAGGTACACATCTTTTGGTTGGTAACGAGGCAGCGAGTGATGGTTCTAATATAGCCGTGTTTGAAAAGGGTAATGTTGTCGTTAGAGATGGTTTCTTGAGAGTATTTGGTGATGTTGATATCACTGGTAACTTGGCGATCACAGAGATTCCAGATTATACGAGTGTTAATAATTTGGTCGTCTCCAATGCCGTTATACAGATGGCATTCGGTAACAATGGAACGTATGATATGGCTTTACTTATGAAAGATGTAGATGAAAAATCTAACATATTTTTTGGGTACACACATGCCGGGGATAAAATGAGACTCTCTAGAACATATGGTGGCCCTACAACAGCGACGTTTGATTCCATATTAGATACTTCTAACACTGTAAATCTTCATGTGTATGGTGACATATATACACAAAACAATGTGGGAATCGCAAACTCTTCGCCAACTTTATCACTTTCAGTTGGTTCAAATGTACACATAGATGACACAGCTACTACATCTAGTAATGTATTATACGCAAATGGTTTCGGGTTCTTTGAGGGTTTACGAATTGGTGATAGTGGACTCACAGTTGGTAGCTTGATTACCTTAGACGCCGATGCAGCTATACCAATGGTTGTATCATCAACAATTCAATCCCAAGGTTTACAGACAACTGGAGTAGATGGGAACGGGGATGGTATACCATCTGGTATAGCAAACACAACGTCAACAAATATGTTGTCAATTGGTGATAAGATATTTATCAACTCAGATTCTGCTAATCTTATAACAGTTCTCGGTAATACAGCTACTGGACGTCTTATTACTGAGTCTATTCTAGTCCAAGATTTCATCGAGGTTGAGGGTGAATCTGGTATTTCATCCGCTGCGAATGTGATTATTCATGGTGACATAAATGGTGAAGATTCTGTGTCAAATACTTTAAGTCTTCGGTGTGGTCCTCTTACAGCAAACATAAGTGCTATTGAACTCAATGGTGCGAAAACATCGGCGAGTCATCAAACGATTGTTTTAAAAACTAAAAACACTGAGAGAATGCGTGTAGCATCTGGTGGAAACATTGGTATATCCAACACTGAACCAGATGAACTTTTGACACTTGGTGGTAACCTGAAACTCATTGAAAGTAATACAGCTATTTTCGGGAATGGTACAAACTTCCTAAAGATTTCTACAGACATTACAAATGATCAAACCAAGGTTCAAAATCTGGTGGGAAGTGGTAAAGGTCTCAACTTTTATGTGAGTAGTACGACTGATATGAGTACACCAAAACTCACGATCCTTGAGTCAAGTAACGTGGGTTTGAATACGATAAATCCAGAAGGTCTTTTACATACAAATGGTGGAACTGTTTTTATCAATGATCAAGTTACACATAGGGGTGGTGTAAGTCATTTGGATACACCCATGGTTGTTACAAATACAACCACTATTGTGGGAACTTCAGACTTTAAGAATGTTCTTCAACTTTCACGTGAGGGTGGTACATCTGGTCAACACGCGGTTAGAGGTATGTTTACGATGGGTAAACATGCACTTACGGGGAGTGATGGTTCCGGGACTTCGCGTTCCCAATTAAACTTATCCCTAGCGAGTGACAATTATTCTACCCAAGGACATATTATGACATGGAGAAGTGATAAGCGTGTAGGTATAGGTACCACTCGACCCACCTCACACCTTGAAATAGTCACAACCGGTATAGGAAATCCAATAACCAATGGTGTACTGGTTCATAGTGAAGAGATTAACAATTCCGCGGATGATGCAATTGTAGCTATGCGATCAGATACTTTAAGTTCAAACTCATTTGCTTCGTTTATTCAAGCTGATGGTATCACCGGTGACCCTACTGGTTATTCTATGGGTGTAACTGCTTTGGGTGGTGATTTTAGACTCACCAAAAATCCAAGTGTAATTAACGATTCAACTAATACTCGTATATTCATTGATGGCGCCACAGGGAATATGGGTGTAGGCACTGACGCCCCCCGAGATAAGCTTGAAGTGAACGGAAATGTAATTGTAGGGACGAAACTTTCATTCTCTGGGAGTGTTACAGATGAACTTGGTAACGCGTTTATACAAGATAGACTCTATGACGAGGTTCGTGGTAAGTCTGAACTTCTCATATTTAAGGGTAATGACTCCAAGAATATTGCTGGCCCCGATAGAATTCGTTCAGTTGCAGCCGAGCACGTTTTCCAGATTTACGATGATGTCACTGGACTTACACAAGGTGAAATTGCGGGTGTTGTAGATGGCGGAGGTTCTACAGCTGTGAGATCACTCACATTAACGAACAATGGTGTGTGCGCTATTGGTGAATTGTCACAATCAGAGGTTGATAGTCTCGTACCAGGAGGTGCGACTCTAGATTCGGGTACACGTCTATTTGTGAAAGGTGGTGTTCAGTTTGCTCAAAATCAAAAGCTTAAGTTTGGTAAACTTGATGTTTACACAGCTGTTGGAGCTTCAACTCTCAATATTATTGATAGTTTAGACACAACTGATATTTCATTTAGACAAAATGATACTGAATACGCTCGCTTCAAAAATATAGGTCGAATTGGTTTTGGTACTAATTCACCAGACACTAATGTACACGTGTATTCCAGTTTAACTACTGACGTGGATGTTCTCAAACTTGAGAGTCCTGCGAATTCTGGAACTAAAAAGGCGGGTATAAGTCTAACAACAGATAGCGGTAAGGGTGGATATATAAGAGGTTTCAGTGACTCCACCCATTCCGTACATGGTACAGTGATAGGTGCTGTAAATGGGGGGACGGAGGGGGATGGTATTCATATAATACACACTTCAAATGTTGGTGTGGGAACCGTAAACCCCAGTGAACACTTCACTGTTTACAATGGTACAGCACGCTTAGAGCATGCAACGAGCAATGCCATCCTAGAATTTAAGACAACTGGTGGTGTTTCTAATATCTATGGAGATCACACAGGTAATGTCTTTATTGATCCAGTGAGAAGTTTAGTAGTAAAGAGTAACACTGAAATTACTGGTGATCTTCAGATTGATGGTAAGATCGATTTGGGTAATCAGGTAGCTGTAGATTTAGGTGGTTCAGATGCGACCACAGCATTACACGTTGGTGGTGGATTTATCTCAGGTTCAAATGAAGTTGGCTGTAAGCGATACTCTAAAAGTTTTACATTGGGATCTACAGCAGCTAAAAGTGTCCGTTTATACTTCGCTGATGGAGGTAGCCCTGAAAAGATGCCAGCTTTTTATGCCAAAATTGTTGCGATGCTCAGAAAAACGGATGGTTCTGCTGTTCGTGACATGAGTACAATGGTCTTGGAGATCCAAGGTGGATCACATGATGGAACGACGAATAGTAGTTTAGACGACGAGATAACCGTGGGTACGAAGAATCTATTTGGTGGTGATTCAGATTTCCCATGGAGTCCAAATATTACTGTGGGAAAGAAAGGTGTATTACTTACACCCCACGACGTTGGATCGGGTAGAATATACAAATACGATATTCACGTAGAACTTGTAACCGCATCCTTATCTGGTACACACACCGGTGGATTCTTAAAAAGTATCAAAAATAATGTCAATGTCGGACAAGTTGATAGTTTTGGTGCTGGTCAAAATATTGTGTCTTTCACATATTAAATTTACTACGAGGGAGAACCCCGCGGTAAACGAAACAATTACGCCCTGATGGCGTCGGATATAGCTAAGGCGATAACTCCGGCAATGAAAGCTATCACGATGTAATTCAATTCACTTTCTTCTAAGCCAACCTGAGTCTTTTCAGGC